TATATAAGTAATGGCTTTAAGAGAAATTAAAAAGGTTTTTAGAGGCATACATGAAAATTTGAATAAGAGTGTAGCTAGAGATCAATCTAGTATGAAACATGCCCATAATATAAGAATAAATAAAGATATTGTTGCAAAAAATATGACTATAGGTATTAATGCTGCTGCTAAACAACAAGGTTTTTCAGGGCAAATTGCTAGAGAATCAGAAGTAAGAAGAGCAACAAATAATGTTATAAGAAGATGGGAAAATAAAATTTATGGCAAAGAATTTGGTGGAAAGTACAATATAAGTGGTATAAGAATATATTCAGTTGGTAATGATTATATTATACAAAGAGTAAGTATAAACCAAAAAAGTGATTCTACTTATGCTAGAAAAGTTAATCAAGCTTTTAGAGCACAAATTACAGATGATTGGAATAAGATAATAAAGGCTAGATTTATGTCTGAGGGAATGACGCCCAAAGATGCAGCAGATCAAACGCTTAATGTAGATAGTACAGCTATAGGTACAATAGGTGAAGCAGCAGATTTTTCTCATAGTAAAGATACTAGTGTAGCAAATGCAGGCTTAGTAGATTGGATTGAAACCTATGAAGGTGTAGATATAGAAGTACAGAGTACATATACAAGATCTGATATAGCAGAAAAATTATTAGATAAATTACATATTGATTGGAAAAGAACACTTAATCCAAAAACAAAAAAGATGGAATGGGTAGTTGAGGGAGAGCTAGCTGGACCTAACCCTAAACCTGGGGATCCGGATTATATTAAAGATGAAGCTTTAACACAAGAGTGGGAAGAAAAAATTTATAAGCAGTTTGACTCTCTTATTGCTGAATCAAAACTTACTGATCCAGCTTTTGCGGCAAGTGAACCTTTTACCCATAAAATAGCTACTGCTGAAATGAGAAGAATTGCTGATGAATATTTAAAAGCAGGTGGTTTTACAAAAGGTGGAAAAAAAATAAAAGTAAAAAATATACCTAAAAAACCTAAAGCAAGTAAAAGAACAGGAAAGATACCCCCTAAAAAGAGATCTAAAAAACATCCTGTAAAAAGGATAACAACTGGAACTTCAACTATTTCAAAAGCAAGAGAAAAAGGACAAGGTAATCAAGCTTCAACAAGTCAATCAGCAGAGTTAGTAAAACTTAAAAAATATATTCAAGGTAGATTACCTGCAGAAGTTAGAAGAAATATGGGGAGACCTGCTTTACAAAATAGAACAGGTAGATTTTCAAACTCGGTACAATTATTGAGTTTACGACACGCTCAAAATACAGTTATGGCAAAGTATACATACTTATTAAATCCATATCAAACTTTTGAGAATAAAGGTAAAAAACGGTGGCCGATGGCTTATAATCCTAAGCCAGTAATTGCAAAGAGCATAAGAAATTTAGCTCAAGGGAGAATAGAACAAAAAATAACTGTTAGGAGAGTATAATGGCATCAACATATCGAACAAAGCGATACAAAATTGTCGAGGCATACGTCGAACAGTTAAAAGGAATTAACGGACAAAGTCCATATAATTCAAATTTATTTAATGAAGTGCATGGAGTTACTTTATTTATCGATCAACTATCACAATTCCCTTCGGTATGCGTGATAGCTGGAGATGAAACAAGACAGTATCAACCAGATGGATTTAAATGGCGTTTTCTAAACATGGAAATTAGAATATATGTTTCTGATGAAGAAGACCCACAAGAAGAACTAGCTCTTATATTAGAGGATGTAGAAAGAGTTATAGATAACAACGATGTTTTAACTTACGATGATAGTGTAAGTCCAGCATTAAAAACAATTTCCTCAACTGTATTGACCGTCGCTACCGATGAGGGTGTACTAGCACCACTAGGTGTAGGCGAAATATCACTACAGATAAGATATTAAAAAAACAGAAATTACAAGCAGGTAAAAACCTAGCTTAGTACTTTCAAAGACGAAATAGGAGAAAGCAATGGCTTTAAATCTTTCAAGAAATACAAAAGTATTTGTAAGCTCAGGCAATGGGGCTACTGCAACTGGAGCTATTTTAACGGCACATATTACAGGTGCTGGAGATGAATATGTTGTTGGTAATGTTATAACTTTTGGAACCACAAGTGGTTCTGGTAGTGGTGCAAAAGGAGTTGTTCTAAGTGTAGACGTAGGCAACGGACTAGCTACTATTGGAATGCCTAATAATTTTAGAGGTTCAGGTTATGCAGATGGAGATACTATAACGGCTAGTGCAGTCATAGTCTCTTTAACAGATTCTAGCACACAGAGCGGTACAACTAACTGTGTAGTAACCGTTGATTCCGTTACTTCTGCAACTACTACTCAAGATGGTAGTAGAACAGGAGCAGGTCTATTTAAAGGTAATGAAGAAACTGGAAACTGTTTTAGAATGGGTGTATTAGATGGGTATAGCTTCTCACAAGGAAGTGAATCTACTGATGTAACCATTTCAGAAACGGGTGCAACACCAAATCGTGGATCTAAAAGATTCAATGATGCATTACCCCCTGTAGAATGGTCATTTGGAACTTATGTTCGACCATTTAAACACGGATCAGCAAGCTTTAGAACTGCTAACGACATGGATATGTGTGAAAACATAATGTGGGCAGCTATAGCTGGTAAAGATATAACAGATGGTGCACTTTCATCAACCTCAGCAGCAGCAGTTACTTGTGATAGTACAGATGCAGATATTTCATTTGCACGTTCTGAACATCATGAACTGTTAAAACTCAACATTTACTTTGCATTAGAAAATACAACTTATAGACTTAATGATGCTCAAGTTAATACAGCAGAAATAGATTTTTCAATTGATGGTATAGCACAAATCACTTGGAGCGGTAACGCAACCACTATCGATCAGGTAGCTGGTTCAAGTGGTGAAGATCCTTCAAAATATTTAATCTTTAATACTACAGAAGAAGCTGCAACAATTGGAACATCAGCAGGTTACGTTGAAACTGTAAATTATATTGATACTACAGCTCCATCAGATGCTGATTATATCAGGAATAAATTATCCACACTAACTTTAACTCATACTAAAAATTCTAGTAGTGTTTTAGAAGTTGGTGCAACTGCTTCAACAACGACTTATGATATTAACATAACTGGCGGTAGTATTACTATTGAAAACAATGTTACTTATGTAACACCAGAAACTCTAGGTATTGTTGATAAACCAATCGGTTCCTTTACAGGTTCAAGGGCTATTAGTGGTTCAATGACTATGTATTTGGATACCAAAAGTAGTGGTTCAAACCAACTTTTAACCGACTTAGCAGCAGCAACTGACTTAGTAACAAATGCTTTTGATATGAGCTTATTCATGGGCGGAACTACCGCACCAAATGTTGAATATGACATACCAAGAGCGCATCTTTCAATACCAACTATTGAAGTAGGAGATTTGATCTCAACTTCCGTAGAGTTTATGGCTCACGGTAGTACTTTACTATTAGGTGATGAAATGACAGTAGTTTATAAAGGATCTACCTCTCATAGTCAATCAGGCTATGCAGCAAGTAGCTCACACTTAGCTTAATAAAAACATGTCTTATAGTTTTCTTCGTGAGAGTAAACTATACATAGTGTACGGCGGAAACAAGTATAGAATCTATACTTCTTCCGCCCTCACTTTCAATCAAACATTTGCAGAAGAATCGTATTCAGTAAAGACTTTGCACGATCAATCAAAAATGTTTGAAGGCTCAAGCATAACAAAAGCAAACCCTGCTTCGTTTAGTTTTGATGTCCCTTTAACAACAGAGAAAGACGAGTCTATTGTACTTACATTAGCAAGCGACTTAAGTTCTAATATATTAAATTCGTTTGATATGTATGTACAAACAGGAAGCAGCACTTTCAAATTAGAAGGTGCAATTATTACTTCAGCTAGTTTTGATTTTATACCACAAAATCAATTTACTATGCGAGTTGAAGGAGAAGGAACAAAATTAACGAGAGCGGGTGATGAGGACTTTGATATAGATGCTGCAGAAAGCATATCTAGCAATGCCCCATTTACCATAGATAGTTCTTCAGCCGAAGAATTTTCAACAAGAACACCTCTTTTAGTTTATCCAACCGTTACATTAAATGACGGCACTTCTAGAAATATGGACAATATTTTAAGTGTTAATTTAAATATTCAAAATGAAACGGAATGGACACCTTACGAAACTCTACAAGATAGCTTAAATAGTACTACAATGTTTCCCAGTGCACACACTGTGGGAAAGCGTATAATATCGGGAGAAATACGTCAATACCAA